TTTGGGCTTTTGGGCAAGCGAAATCTGGCGAAAATCGCCAGATAATTGTGTTGTTTTTACGCAACAGGGAACAAAATGCCTGTTTTTTAAGCAGATTTGTGGTGTTGTTTTTACGCAACACTATGCTGCCCGGGCCATTTCAGCCCATGTAGCTTTTTCGTAGCGCCACCAATTAACCCGTACTTTGCGCCGGGGAATTCGACGGGGAGTCCCATCCAAATCAAACGGAATTTCGATATTGGAACTGCGGGCTATGCCTCGAAATGCGTGGCGGGGGATAACAAAATAGTAGAAGCGGCCTTGCTTGCGTTCATATACCTGTACCCGCAAGGAACCTGTTTTGTTAAAAATATTACTAACCTGGGCACTATAAACAAGTCCGTAGCCCGATGTGCGGACAGTACTTAATTTGGCATCGCTATACACACCATCGCGACACAAGTCGCCTCGGTCCAAACTAACCATCTTGTGTTTGCCTACACGAGCCAAGGCCTGCTCAAACAGTGTACTGATTTGCAGTCCGCCCAGTTTTGCAAGACTGAGCACAGTGTCCTTGCACATGGTCTTATATCCGGGTAGATACTCTTTAAAATGATCAAAGTGATCAATCTCTAACTGCAGATTTTCGATTTTGGTAGCCATGGTAGATCCCAATATGTGTGTGATCCGTAATTATACTACAGATTACACTATAGACCAAAATTGCCTGTTGCTTTAATGCAACATGCCCGCATCTAGCTGCTCAATGTCGTGGATCTTAAAAATCTTCATGATCTTCTTGACACTGGCAGGGATCTTGGTGTCCCTAGTGATATCATGCGGCAAAAACATGGTTTTCAAGTTGCCTTCACGATCAATTAAAAACCCGTAATCTTCATCGTCGATGTCAATTTCGCCATCTTCTACATCATCAGCCGTCTCTTGTACTTCAGCTTTGGTTAGTTTTGACATCGCGATTCCTTGTTTAAATTATTTATTTGAAAAGGATCAAGCCCATTAACAGGGTCTGTCCAGCAAATCCCAAACAGATAGTGGCCACGTACAAGAAGTTGCGCTCAATCAAGCTCTTGAAAAATAGAGTGATCAGTGCGCCCCAAACAAATACCATCAAGTCCACGGGCGGTAGTTTGTCACTTTGTGCCATGAGCACTGCTAGCAAGGTAGGTACGCTAGCAAAGTGCAACAAGATGATAGTAATCCATCCCAGTGTGTGTGCGCTGATATGTCCAATATGTTCTTGCAACCATGTGTAAACTTGGCCAGGAATGTGACTGATACGATCTAAGAGTTCCATTTTGTTTCCTTACTTGTAAAAAATATGATGTCCAATTTTAGCCACTTGCTCTTTCTTCCATCCGGGATTGACATAATCTGCATGATAGTATAGAGCGTTCTTCAACCCGGGTAGACGAAAATCTTCTAGTAGAACCTTCTTTGCAGCGATCATGCTTTCATCATAGTTGGCACGATTGGCTGGCTTAAATGTGGCTTCTCTGTCACACACCCACGAGAATTGGCAAACCACCCGTTCGTAGAACACATTCTTTTGATAGATGACTTTGCAGACATCGCCGGGAAATTGACTGCTGGCCACACGATTCATAGTGACCTGTGCTACTGCAATCTTGCCCTCAAAGGGCTCACTGCCGGCTTCGTGATAGATGTTTTTAGCTAGACATCCCAATTGCCGTTCACGCATGGCGGCGGTAACCTGTGCAGTTTCTACAGGTTCAATGTGTGCAAATTTATCACGTACTGCCCAATCCAGCAGCAACACTGCCATGAGCAATGCTGCAACCATAAACAGGTTAGTGATGATTGTTGCACCGGCTGATGATGCTTTGGTGGGTGTGTCTTCCAACACCATTGTGGTATCATTCATGCTGATCCTTTCAAAGTAAATTACGTAAACCTTGTGCTGACACCATTGTAGCACAAAAAGTTCGTCAGAGCAACCGGTACTTGCTCTATCCTTGCATGCCGCTTAGTTGTTTGGCATAGGCCATGGGATCCATTTTGGTTCCTGGATCGATGCCAAATGCCTGCATGCGGCTGAGATTCCGGCTTTCCTTCAAGCTGGCCTGTAATGCATCGCCATACAATCCCGGTTGTGCCATACTGGCTATTTGTGATCCAAGTCCCAAATTCATTGGATCAACTGCAAACCCTGGTAACTGCGTAGACATGCTAGCGACACCTTGCATGTTACCTAAAGATAAATTGGAACCAAACTGCATGCCCACTATCTGTTGGTTGGCCTTTTCTGTCGATATTCTATTACCAATGTCGACCAATTTTTCATTGTTCTCGCTGATAACATCTTGCAGACCTGGCTTGGTGGATATGTTATCGGCCAGTGTTTTTAGTGTTGCCGGATCCGGATTGGGATTGTTCAATAGGTAATCGTGCAAGGCCCTGACATCACCATCATCGGCAATAAGTTGTGCTTGAGTTTGCGCTATGTCGGCTATGTTATTGGTATATCCGATTCCGGCAGCCGATCCGATTATGTCTGTGGTAGTGGGATTACCAAAGGGACCTGTACCAGTGCCCATGAGACCACCAAGATCTAGTGTGCCATCTGCCGGAGACATGGATTTTAAACTGTCTAAGCTATCAAATGAGTCAGTCTCAATGCTGGCATAGAAGTCGGCCAGATCTGAAAAATTAGTAAAACTACCACCAACGTTGCCTAGTTTGTTGGCTAATGATGCCATGCTGGGCATAGTCGATGACACCATGGGACTGAACACTAGATCAATGTTTAAGACATCAGCTAAAGTACTCATGCCAGCTAAGTCGTGGGGTTGATAATTGGTCAAGGTCACCATGTCATCAAAGTCGCTACCATCCACAGTGGCTAATATTTCTGTTATGGCTGTGGGATTGGCTCCCTGTAGATCACTAAGCACAAATCCCTGTTCTTCTAATTTTGCCGACAAACTTCCTACATCTCCGTAGCCTTGGTTGATCAAGTTCATGCACAGCGTACCAGGATCGGCCATATTAGATAAATCTTTTATATCGTACATGGTGCCCAGTTGTCTTAATTCAGTTCCTAGACCCAAGGTTTCTGTTGAACTAAACTGGCTGGTTACACCGCCGCTGATGATATCATTATAGTTTCTAAAAGTAAATCCCAAGTCATCAAAATTCATGCCTTGAGCTTGTGCCACTGCACCGTGCAGTCCGAACGTAGTAGCAGCAAAACTACTGGATTGTCCCATGTAGCTGGCAAATTTAGTGACGCCACCTCCGGCTATGCCATTGGCACTGGCAGTGACATCGCCAATCAAATTGCTACTACTAAATCCAGCTGGGTAGTTGATGCCTTCTGGTGGTAGTCCAGTCATGAACGGCGGTAGTGTTGCTATTATTGCTTGATTTTCTGGTGTGGCTCTAGTGTAGAGGCCTTGTATAGATCCACTGATACCTGTGGTATTAAAACTGGACGCCGCGGCAGTGAGAGCAGGACTGACACCTATGCCTTGCCCTTTGATCATGCCCACTGTGGCCATTAACAGTATTGGTGTGTAATCTGACATAATTATTTTCCGTGATTAGCTAGTCCAACGTTGATCACATGATGATTCATCATGGTCAGCACTCGGTTAACTTTTTCAACTTTTTTACCCCAAGGCGGTACTACTGCTCCAGGTAAAGTTCTAGGATCACCGGCAAAATATCCCACGTGTAACCAAGAGACCAAATGACCACGCTCGGTGCTGTATTCTAGTATTAGTTGATCAGTTGGTACGTTGTCTTTGACCCACAAGGCAATATCATAGTAGTCTCTAGTGGGTATGCTGACTCCTGCAGGAGTATTAAATTGTATATCCATACCCTGTCCATATCCGTGCGGACCTTTTCCAATGTCAGCACCGGTGCGTAAACTACACGTGATAATAGCATTGGGATATTTGGCTTTAATGGGCTCCCACACATAAAAACACAAGTTTGCTAGATTACACACAATTTGATCAGGTGTTAGGCCCATTTGTGCCGGAACAGATTTGTATTTGTATTTTGGTATCTGCGGCAACCGGTTGATAAAATCACCAAGAGTATTTTTGCTGGTGAGTCTAGTATTAAGATCAAATCCGCTATGAATTGCCGTGCAGTCAACTCTCTCCGTTGATGGTTCTTTTAACTGTGGTCTAAGGTCAAAAACTGATGCTATTGATTTGTTGCCAATGGCTATTGCTACGGCATTAAAAATACCTTTATCAACTTGTTCTTGCACATAACGATCGGCTTGTGATCGTCCCTTGGGTGTTTGATCATCAATGTCATCTCTGGCTAGTTGTGCAGCAGTTAATGCAGCCAATATTGGTGGGGCGCCTTTATTTTTGCCCGCAGTGGCACGGTCGCCTACTACAACATCTGATGAAAAAGGCCAAATCGACCAGGAAGCATTGCCGCCCATATTATATAATGATTTTAGTAGACTGTGTTACTGGTTCAATACCAGTTGTGGTTTTGATGTAGTAGTCTGACATCTGTTGGATTACATCGCACTGCATCATGACATGTTCACGTGCAACAGTGACTGCACGATCAGGGTCCAGGCTGAACATGGCCTGTATCAGTCCCAAGCCTTTGGGTCCGCCTACTACCACGCAGGGGCGATCAATCACGTACTCGGTGTCTGTGATAGATGAGACTTTGCCAATGACTTCATCGCCATTGACCAATTTAAAAGCGCGGATATCGCCTACGGCGAAGTTGTTAGTTACTAGCATGTTCTTCCTTTAATAGTTGAGTGAAATCTGAGTCTGAGAGTCGTGCAAGCCCAGTATAGCCACCTTCGACAAATAGTTGGCCAGCACGATAAATTTGTGGTACTGTGCGATGTCCTGCGGCCATGATAAACTCTCTAGCCGTGTCATCTAGGTCTACACGCACTTCTTCGAATGCGATATTTTTCTTTGCCAGCAAGGCCTTGGCTTGATCACAAAAGGGACAATTTTTCTTACTGTATACTGTTAACATATTTTTCCTTATTTTATAAATCGGGCAGCAGACTGTAATCAACATCAGCTGTCATGACACCAATCACATAACTGGTGCTTTCTGTTTCTTGTAGTGCGCTCTGTTTGTTGCTGCTGTTGGTGTGCTTGTTGAACCATGGAATAGGTGTGGTCTTGGGTGCTGTGGCTTGGTACTTGATACCAATGTCCTTTAATGCACCTGCCGCAGTATAGTCTACAAAGTCTTTGAGAATGTTGGCATTCAGACCAATTACTGGCCCTTTGTTGAACAGGTAGTCTGCCCAGGCTTTTTCTTCTCTTATGACATCCATATACAACTGGTACACTTCACTTTCGCACTCTTGTTTGGCTGCAACAAAACGCTCATCTTCTTTAACTACTTGGTTAATGATGTACGCAGTCCAGCCCTTGTGCAGCAATTCGTCCTGCAGGATCAGGCTGATGATATTACCATTACCCATAAAGATCTTGTTCTCAACCATGGCCAAGCTGGTAGCAAAGCTCACCATGAAGCGGAATGCTTCTAAGGCATAGCTGGCATGCAGGGCCATGTATATGGCTCGAACGTGTTCTACTTCTTCAACCGGTTGTCCAAGTTCTTTGGCGCAGTTGATTCTGTGCAGATCCTCATAGTACTTACCGACGCTGCTGGCCATGTCGATGATTTCTTGTGTATCATGGATGGTGTTGAAGACATCTTTGGGCACGTTGTAGATGTTGCGGATGATGTGACTATAGCTCTTGCTGTGTATATTGGTTTCAAAGAAACTCCAATTATAAATCAGTGCTTCCAGTTCGGGCAAGCCAACTACAGGTGTGAACACCTGGCTGGGCGCTCGTCCTTGCAAACTGTCCAAGGCAGTTTGGCGCAGCAGGTTACTGGTAAAGATATGCTTTACAGCATCACTGGCGTCTTTGAAATCGTTAGCATCTTTGGTCAATGAGATTTCTTCTGGTTGCCAAAAGAAACCACGTGCTGTGGATTCAAAGTCGGCAATCTTTTTATACTTGACTTCTTCAAAGCGTTGGATAGTAACAGGACCAGCTGGGTCCAAGAACATCTTGCGTGAGAGGTAATCGGTCTTGGTAGTTAGGTTGTATTGTTGTTTACTCATATCGTTGTTTGGGATCCATGTCTCTAAATATAATACTTAATTCTCTTGCTCGGTCTATTAGACGTTGATCGCCATTCATGCGTTCAGCAAAGTCTATATAGACATTTAATGCAATGGCAATGATTCCATTGTCAGTGTTTAACACCATGTCCGGGTCATCGTTGCCGTTCATAGCTTGCAGGCCTCACAATCTTCTTCACTAGCATAATCAATTGGCTCTAACATGGCAGGTGCGTCTTCTGCATCGGCCTTGCTGCCCTGTTTGTCTATCAGGGAGTAATAGAATGTCTTCAAGCCCCACATGTGTGCCTGCATCAAGTTTTTAGCAATCAGTGTAGTGGGCACTTTACGATCCGGGAAATGTCGCGGGTTGTAAAATGTGTTAGTACTTATGCTCTGATCCACATAGGCTGCAATCACTGCTGCGGTCTTGAGATAGCCATCACAGTCTTTCTGCTCCCACATCAACTGGTACTTGTTCTTCAGTTTATGATATTCCGGAACTACTTGTACAAAACTTCCTGCCTTGCTTTCTTTGACACTGATCAAGCTCATGGGCAACTCAATGCCGTTGGTGCTGTTGATGACCACGCTGCTGCTTTCTACAGGCGCTACTGCCATTTGTGTAGCATTACGCACGCCATGAGTTTGCATGTTAGTACGCAAGGTCTCCCAATCCAGTTCGGGGGCAAAGTCAGTCAATTCATTAACGCCTGCGGCACGTAATTCCCAAGGAAACACACCCTGTCCATAACGTGTACGATCACTTCCTTCACAACGTCCGCGCTCTTGTGCTAGTTCTACACTTGCTTCTGTAAGATAGAATGCTAGGTGCTCCATCCACGTTTTAACTTCAGCCAGCGCATCTTTCTCGCCATACTTCAAACTACGCTTGGCGTGCCAGTAGGCCAAGTTTGTAACACCAATGCCCAGTGGACGAATTTCATCGTTGCTTAGTTTAGACTGGATGGAAAGAAAGTCCTGGTAATCCAGTATATTGTTAAGACTCCTATGTAGAATGCGACAAGCGCGGCGC